ATGAGGAACAACAGTTTTTTTCAGAATATATATTAAAATACGTATTGGATTACAGGACAAATTTTGCAAGAATATAAGATAAGTTTTAGAATGAAATTCGACAAGAGGTTTTAAGCCTCTGCCGAATTTCTTTTTTTATTGAAATAGCAGAGAAAAAGAGAGCGTGCAGAGTGTAGAAACTCTGACACGCTTATTTTTTTACCATTAAGCAGAAAGGAGCGGGGAAAGTGGCAAGGAAGTATAAAAGATTACGCTATGAGGACAGACGGACAATAGAAAAGATGCTTAAGGCTGGCGACAGCGTAGTAATGATTGCAGGAGCGCTGGGAGTGCATAGAGATACGATTTACAAGGAACTTAACCGCAGCGGCACAGACCAGCACACATATACAGCAGACGTAGCGCAGGCGACACTTTAAACCCAGAGGGGCAACGAAAGAGAGGTAAACAGTATGGCAGCAGTAATGATGCAGGCACACGGCACAGAAACAATGATAGTAAAGGACGGCAATAAGTATAGCGCAGATTTCAGATATAAAAATGTTGATTATGAGCAGGACGAGTATAACGGCAGATGCTATTTTCTTGATACGTCAAGAAGTTTTACCAGCCAAGTAGCCAGAGAGGGCGGCTTAGTGCGCAGGCGAATAAGCAGGGCTGCATATGAAGAGGCAAAGGCAGCAGCTATTAAGGTAGTTGAGCAGGCAGCGGCACTGGAAGAGGCGGCAAAAGGGACGCAGGAAGAGTGGGAAAAAGCGCTTGATTTGTTCGGGGAGTATCTGACGGGAGAGCAGGAAGAGCCGAAACGCCAGAAAGTGAGAGAGCCATACACAAGGGAAGAGTTAGAGGCTGTATATGACAGAAAGATAGAGGCAGAGGTTAGGCACTGGGGAGAGCATAGTTTCTGGGCGAACATGGCAAGGGAAGTGAAAGCAAAAAGGCTGGAAGAGTTTGACGCTGGCAAGGTAGTGGGCGTATACAGCAGCGAGTACCACGCAGACGGCATGGACTGGGCAGACAATTACTATAGCGACGGTACGACAGATAAGAGCTGTTACGGCTATTCAGATTGAAACGAAAGAGAGATAAACACAATGGCACGCACAAAGGTAGTACCGACAGAGGGATTATTAAGCGATTTGGAGTATACCAGCGTAATAGTAAGCTGCTCAAACGGGATAGACAGCACGGGGGCGCTGTACTGGGCGGTTAAGAATTTCCCAAAAGAAAAGATATATCTGCTTTATTGTGATACTGGCTGCGAGTATCCAGAAAACGTAGCACTGTTTTACAAGGTGGCGGCGTTCATGGGAGTTAAGCCCGTTCTGTTATCGGATACCAGAGGCTTTTTAGGGCTGCTGCTGAATGAGCGGCTTAAGTTTCCAGACATGAAAAACAGATGGTGTACGGCTTATCTGAAAACGGCGGTAACTGACAAATGGATACGGCAGCATAGGCAGCAGCTAGGCGCAAAGTGCTTATTTGTATCTGGGGAGCGCAGGGACGAAAGCACGGGGCGGGCAAAGCTGCCAGAACTGGAATATCACAGCACGACGCTTAAGACAAAGCGGGTAGCAGATTTTACGTGCCATTGGTACAGACCTTGCCTAGATTATGAAAAAGGCAAAATGTTTGAGCAGGGCAGGGAGCTTAAGCTAGAGCCGCACCCGTGCTATGAATACGTCGGTAGGTGTAGCTGTATGTTTTGTATGTTTATGCCAGAGCGCCACGCCGCAGAGAATATGAAGAGATACCCAGAAATGGCGGCAGAGTATGTACGGGCAGAAATGAAGATACAGCACACATGGAAAAAGGCAAAGAGCCTGCAAAGCGTTTTCAATGAATGTATGGATATAGACGACATAGACGAGGACATAAGGCAGGAAAATAGGCAGTTAAGCATATTTGACGAATAGGCGGCAGCGCCGCCAGCACCCGCCCTTAATTTAATGGCAGAATACCGAGCTTGTTAAAACTGACTATAGCAGTACAAGCCTATAGCGGGGCGCTGGTTCAATTCCAGCAGGGCGGTTTTGGTGCAAAACACCATAAATAAAAGAAAGGAAAAGGACAACCTTTAAAGGATATGCGGCTAGTCGTGTTCAGACGTGAACACATGGAAAAAGTAAAAGTATTAAGCCCTTTTAATGGGATAAGCTGCGGCAGAGTGGCACTAGAAAGGGCAGGGATTGAAGTAGAAAGGTATGTAAGCTATGAAATTGACGATAAGGCTAATTTTGTGGCTAGGAAGAACTACCCGCAGGACGAGTACAACGGGGACGTGTTCAAAGCGGATTTTACGCAATACAAAGGTTTTGATTTGCTGATAGGGGGCAGCCCATGCACATATTGGAGCATAGCAAAAAGCAGATGGGGAAACAGAGAAACAACGTCGGAGGGAATGGGCTTTGAATTATTTAAACAATATGTAAGGGCGTTAAAAGAAAGCGGGTGCAGGCATTTTCTGTATGAGAATAACAATTCGATTTCAGATGAAATAAAAGCAGAAATAACAAAAGCGTTAGGGGTGCAGCCTATAACGATTGACAGTGCGCTTGTATCTGCGCAGAACAGAAAGCGTTGTTATTGGACAAACATACCAGGAATTGAGCATCCAAAAGACAAAGAGGTAAGAATACAGGATATTTTAGAAAGCGGGATAGCGTACCAGAAAAAGGCATACTGCTTAACAACGTCATACGGCGGCGCTGTACTTTGGAATAGCCTGGAGCGTTCGCAAAGGACAATGGTAGCTGAAATAGATATAGACGGAATAGAAGTAAAAGACGGAAAGATAAGGCTTTCGCACAAAAATAGGGCAGGAGAGGAAATTGAAAGAGATTACAAAATCAGTCTTGAAAATGGTCGTTATAGTTTTAGAAAAATGACACCAGTAGAGATAGAGAGATTACAGACATTGCCAGACAATTTTACAGAGGGGATAGATACGCAGGCAAGATATAAAGCTGTAGGAAACGGCTGGACAGTGGATATTATAGCACATATTTTGAGTTATTTAAAAAATGTATAAATGGAAACGCCTATAGCTCAATGGAAGAGCGCACGTATAGAGCGTGTGATACCGTTTCGATTACGGTTAGGCGTTTTGGCAGCAGGTAAGGCGAGCCTGCACCAGAGGGCAGCAGGCTAATAGCTGCATCTGGATACCGTGGAAAAATAGCAGCGGTCATACCAGCTAGAGAGTATGTGGACGGTCAACAAGTTTTCTGCGGCTTTTTAATGTGAAAAGCAGCCCACACGGTAAATAAATACGCCAGAGCAGGAGTATAGCGGCATGGAAAGACAGAGAGCGCCGCCGCAAGGAAAGGTTTAAGGGATTTGGCAAGGCAAGGAAAATATATCACGGTGGGCGGTAGCGGTTGTAATGTTGACTACCGCCCAAACAGAAGAGAGGTAGGCAGGAAATGGTACAGATATTGGAGCTTTTCGGAGGAATAGGTAGCCCACGCTGCGCACTGCGAAATATAGGTATACCCGTAAAAGCCATTGATTATGTGGAGATAGACGAAAAGGCGGTACGCTCTTACAATGCTATGTTTTCTGATGAATTGGAGTATAAGACACAGAGCGTAGTAGGCTGGAACTTAAAGCCAGACATTTTGATACATGGTAGCCCGTGCCAAGATTTCAGCATAGCAGGGCATCAAGGGAAAGCGACGGCAGAGGCAGGACGCATAAACCGTGGAAAAGGAGCGGACAAGGGGAGCGGGACACGTTCAAGCCTTATGTGGGAAACCATTCACATCATAGAGCAAATGGGGGAATGGAAACCAAAGTACGTTATCTGGGAAAACGTGAAAAATGTATTGAGCCGTTATATGCGGGTAAATTTCAATCGGTATTTATCGGAAATGGAGCGGCTAGGATATAGCAATAATTTTGAGATACTGGACGCTAGGGAGTTTGGGCTGCCGCAGGCAAGGGAAAGAGTTTTTACAGTATCGGTACTGGGGAATGAAAAATTTTCTTTTGATGATTTAATTAAAACGCCTATGAGGAATATAAGCGATTTTCTGTTATCAGATGCGCCGCCAGTATATGACGTGACGCAGCCAAGCGTTTTAGAGGCAATAGGCAAAAAGGGAATACGGCGGGCAACAGTAATAGAGGATTACGCTTTTACAATTACTGCAAGGCAGGACAGAACGCCAGCACAAGTAATAGATATGGGTAACGGGCGCTATAGGTATCTGACAGAGCTAGAGTGCTGGCGATTGCAGGGCTATACAGATGCAGATTTTAAAGCAGCGGCAGCAGTGCATAAGAGGGTAGGGCGCTATACAATGCCTCTTTATAAGCAGGCTGGCAATAGCATACCCGTACCGATATTTGAAAGTCTGTTTAGAAAAATGATACTGCATGAAACGACAGAAAGTGAGGCGGGCAATGGCAATATATAGGGAAGTACGAACAGAGGTATACTGCGATATATGCGGCGAGCAGATAGTAGCCTTTAAAAATGCAGGCAGGACGGGTGGAGTAAGTAGGGGCTGGGCGGCGTACTTTGCACGTCAAGAGGGTTGCACGACGGGTAAAAAGGTTATCTGTAAAAGTTGCCGCATAAGCAGGCGTATAGAAAAATGCAGCCTGCAAAAGAAGTGCGGGGTAGCAGGCGTGGACGGTAGCGGCGCTTGTCTGGGATTTGGCAAAGAATTTGACGACGAGCCTATAGAGCAGTGCAAGCGCTGTATTGCGTGTACTTATTTTGACTGGGAAGAGGAAAAACAGCGGTTAAGCATAGAGGGTAGACACAGAAAGCGAGGTAGGCAATGAGGCGACACAAACGGGAAAACCAGATACTTAAAGGACTGATACGGGCGGCAGCAGGCGTGGCAGCTTGCGTAGCAGGGCTGATACTGTTTTTTGTATTTATCTGGTGGAGAGGGCAGCATACATACCCGCAGACTGATAAAGAGGCAGCAGTACAGAGGCAGCAGGCAGAGCCGCTGGTTATTGAAACACCAGAGCCAGCTACAGAGGGCAGCATAAGAGTATATGATTATGACGGCTGCTGTATTTATGCGTATTACGGAGAAATCAAGATAAACAGCGACGGCAGGGACGGAAAGCAGATTGATATTGAATGTGCGGGGTATTTAGAGGGATACCAGCAGCACGGGGTACACGAAAGCGAGGTAAGAGAGTGAAATACAAATATTACAGCACACAGCGCCCAGTATCAGCGGGAACGTATCCAAAGCCAAAGGATAACCCAGCTATGCTTATTCACAATTTCAATGAGCGGCAATACGTGACAGAGATAGGGCGGCTGGCGTGGGGATACATTGAGTATGATAAGCCGCTGGAAAATGAAGATATTGACGGCTACGAGCTTATACCAGCTGCTTTTTTTCTCATAAAGAAAGCGAGTAGAAATATGTACACATGGAAAAACGGGAACTATCAGCACGTAGGCGCAAACATTCAGAAGAGCATAAAAATAGACACTGAAACAATGGAAATCATAGAGGCGGTAGCGGGGCGCAGCTTTTCTGACAAAGTGCGGAACATGGCAGCAGAGTATGTACGGCTAAAGTGTGACGAGCTGGCGTCTAAAAAGTAATACCTATTCAGGATTAAGTAATACTTTTGCGAAAAGTGAGGGCGGCGCATGGAAGAGAACGACGAGCAACGCAGGGAGCTTATACACAAATTCTACCAGATTTACAGACCGATACAGAAGAGCTGCGGATTAAGGGAACATAGCCATTTTGATATATACGGCAATAACCTTATTGAAATCTGGGAGTATAAGGGCGAAAGAAAAGG